GTGTCGAACACGTGCGCGGAGTAGGTGCCTGCGACGTTGGCGGCGCTCACATCGTTGACCAGCCCAGATCGGTCCAGCTTCGGTGCGTAGTCGCTCTCGACGTGCTGCTGAGCCATGTCGAGCGTGTAGATCGCAGCCGCTGTCAGTCGGTGCGCCCGATTGTGGAACGTCGTCGACCCGTCGCGCTCGTCGTACAGGAAACCACCCTCACTGGTCTCCATGAGTCGCATGAGTTCCAAGACCTGCTTGCCGGTCGTGTCGACGTGCGCGACCGTCGTCTGACCGGTTTCCGCCGAGATCTCGCTCGACGCGATGCCAGCGTAGGCCGCATACCGAATCAACCGCGCCGACGTTGTCTCGCCCGCGAACCCGGTCTGTTGCGCCGCCGCGTGCTCCGCGATCCGCGCGCCAGAGAGGACACTCTGTGTGACGGCGGCGTGAGCGAAGGCACCTGTCATGGTGCTGAACCCGGCGGTCCCGCCCACGACGATCTCGTAGATCGAGGAAGTGCTCAGTGAGCCACCGCCCCAAACCCCAGTGCCCATGGAGACGCCATCCACGAACAGTTCGAGGTTCGCTGCCGCGATAGTGACCGCCAGATGATGCCAGGCGCCATCCGCGTAGGAGGCGGTGCTGGTGACCAGCGTGCCGCCGATCTTCACGAGGCCGGCTGTGCTCATGGCAACTGAACGCGTCACACTTCCGGGAAGAAGTTGCGGTATCGCCATGAGGTCGGTCTCGGTGCCAGGTGGCGATGCGATGTTGAACGCGACCTCGTAGGTCAGGCTCGTGGTCGACGGTGTGAACGCGCCGCCGCGGAGGTACTGCCCGCCCGCGAACTGCGCCGCCGTCAGTCCGTCAGTAGGAGGACCAGTGGCCGAGCCGAAGACCACGGGAATAGCCGGGTCGCCAAGCGCGACGAGAGGGTCGCGTCCAGCGCCCGAGGAGTCGTTCGCCCGCGTCGCCCCTTCGCCCTCGCCCATCGTGTAGTACGCGATCGGAGAGTCCGCGAGGATCGTGGTCTCCACCAGGGACTTGAGTACCGCCTGCTGCCCGACCCGCGACAGCCTCG